ACAAAGGTTTTCTAGGAGCTGCTGTAGCGGCATCGTTTGGCCTGCGTGGTCTAGCTAACTGGAAGAAATAATTATGGCTGTTAGAGGCGAAAACACAGAGATACCACCCGGAGAAATTCCCGGTCCTACTATTCCCGGAGACGGCGGCATTAGAATCAACGGTCGTTTTGTAACCAATGATGACATCTTTGATATGTTGTCTGCTATTATGGTAGGTACTCAAGGTGTTCCTGAGGGTACAAGTGAAGAAGTACTTCGGCGTCTTGAAGGCAGACAAATAGATACTCAAGCACAGCTAGAGGCGGCAGTTAATCAGGTAATTACCGAAGCTTACGAAGAAGCTCAAACTATTGTTGACACAATGGTTGATAATCCAGAGGCGCTTGCGGACATGGAAGATCCGGGGCCTTTGATTACTACTGTTTTAGAAAGCGGAGCAATGCAGTTTGCAGGCACTACTCCTACTACTCCTATTACTACAGTAGGAGACCGTGTTGTTCTTCGTGGTGGCGCTGGTGTTACTATAGACATTAAAAAGGTTATAGATGCTGGTGGTAGGGTTTTTGGTGAAGGCGGTATTCTAGACGCTGTAATTCCTTACATTCCCGGAATATCGCTTCCTAACTGGATGCCCACTGCTGGTGTAATCTTTTTGCCTTCAGTAGGAAAAGCCATAGAAAATATTGGCAATATTATTGAAAATACAGACATTACTGGCGCTATTGAAGAAGGCGACATTGGTGAAATACTAAACGACATTGGTACTATTATTGTTGGTGCTGGTGGAGAAGTAGTAGGCGAAGTACGAGAACAAGTCGATAAAATTATTGGGCAAATAACAGGAGCGGTAGCAGATCCTACTCAGGCAGGAACCATTATTGGTGGCGTGTTAGCAGGTAGTTTTCCCTCTGGCATTCCTGATTGGCTGGGCGGTATTCTTGCAGAAAACGTAGGTAGTGCTGTGTATGGCGCTGCTCGTAATGTCTTGGTCAACTCAGGTACAGCAACAGAATCACAACTTCCGTTTACTCAAGAAACGCCAGAACAAGACCCTACTCTTATGTTTACCCACAGGGGTGACAACTACTTCGTCAACAAAACAGAAGACGAGTACTTTCAGTTAGCAGAAAGTGAAGACTTTGCTTTTGAGCTAGACGGGCAGTACACTAGGGAGCAACTAGAAAGCACTGGTTTAGAAACAGTTAGCTCAGGCTCTTATCAGTCTTTGTTGGACGACTACTCCTTCTACGCACTAACAGAAGATATCTATGAGTACCCTATAGAAGAGTTGATAGCACGGTACGAAGCAGAAGGAGGAATACTTCCGAATGACTGGGATCTTCTTGACGAAGAATCACGGTACAACTTCTTCATTGATGACTTCCGCAGTACGGAAGAAGTAGACGTTGAGCCACAACCAGAACCAGAGCCTCCTGTAGACTCTACACCACAACCAGAGCCTGAACCAGAGCCTCCTGTAGACTCTACACCGGAACCAGAGCCAACTCCTGAACCACAACCAGAGCCGACTCCTGAACCACAACCTCAGCCAGAACCAGAACCTGAGCCAACTCCAGAGCCTGCTCCGGGAACAGACACTTCAGTAATCGAAGGCTTGTTTGCTGACTTCTTGGCACAGATGGACGAAGAGTTTACAGGCCAACAAGAGCAGATCAACCAGATTATTCAAAACTTTGTTGAAACGTTGCCTGACTACAACGCAATGCCTACAATGGAAGACATTGCTGAGTACTTTGAAGTTAACGGTGTAAACCTGTCACAACAGAACTTTGACCGTATACAACAAGAGTTAGCAAATGCTGGCTACTTAACACAGGACCAGTTAACAGAAGCATTAACTGGTGTTGCTACGCCAGAGCAAGTACAGGAAGCTATACAAAACGCTGGTTTTGCTACACCAGAACAGGTAATGCAGTACTTAGCAGAAGCAGGGTACGCAACACCAGAAGACATTAGTAATGCACTAGCTAACTCAGGGTTTGTTACAGAAGATCGTTTGTTGTTAGCACTGGCAGAAGCTGGGTACGCTACACCAGAGCAAGTAGAAGAAATTGTAAACACTGCTATTGGCAACATCGTTATACCTGAAGGCGCTACTACAGAAGAAGTACGGCAGTTAATACAAGAAGCTATTGACGGTATACCTGAAGGTATTTCTCTTGAAGACGTAGGTAACTTAGTTAACGAAGCTATTGCTAACATAGAGTTTCCTGAAGGCTTGTCCGGAGACGACGTTAGAAGTATTGTAGACAGCTTTGGGTTTGCTACTTCTGCTGACGTACAAGCTGGCTTTGCTGATCTTAACCAACGTTTTGACGACGCTATCAACGGTATTGCTACACAGTTTAGCGATCAAGAAGCAGAGTTTCTAGCTAGTATTACAGGCCTTGAAGCGTCACTGATTCAGTCTCTTGCAGCAGTAGAAGGTGGACTCAGTGCTGAACTAGAGATGCTAGACCGTGACCTAGTGTCTCTTAGAGAAGACGTAGCTAATCGTTTTGATGAGTACAGAGAGTTTACAACGGAACAGTTTGAGCTTGCTGCTAGTGAACGACAAGAGCTACAACGAGCTATTATTGCAGCTAACGGTGACATTACACAGTTAAGCGCCGACATGCAGCAGATGTTTGCAGACTTTGGTGGCACTATTTCTGATCTGTTTGCTGGCGTAGGTGTTGACATTGCTGCGCTACAAGCAGGACAAATAACGCAAGAAGAAGCACTAGATCAACTACGTACATCTTTAAGCGAACAGTTTTCTACAGCACAAGCAGAGCGTCAGGAGCTACAACAAGCAATCATAGCTGTTGGTGGTGACGTAACTCAGCTTAGTGACGACATGATGCTTCGGTTCCAACAACAGGACCAGACCATAGAGGAACTGTTTGCTGGTACTAATGTAAACATTGAAGCACTGCGTCAGGGACAAATTAGCCAAGCAGAAGCTTTAGAAGCTTATCAGCAGTACACAACAGAACAGTTTGGTCAGGCACAACAGGAACGTTTAAACTTAGCTCAGGAAATAATCAGCGTTGGTGGTCAGGTAGAAAACCTTAGTGCTGATAGTTTACAAAGATTTACTGAGTTAAATTTATCTCTTGGTGATCTAGAGAATGAGTTTAATGTAAACTTTGAAGCACTACGTGACGGGCAGATTAGTCAGGCCGAGGCCCTTGGTCAGTTTAGAGAAAGCGTAAGTACACGTCTAGGATTAGGAGAAGAAGAAAGAGAAGAAATCCTAAGACGACAAGCTGAGTTTGAACGTATTTATGGTGAAGAGCAACAAGAGCTACAAGAGCAAATAATGGGTGGTAACATACTAACTGCTTTAGCTGCTGGCGGTATGTTTGCCCCTGCTCCTGCTGCTCCTGCTAGAGCGCCTTACAAAGAGTTTATGAAAGGGTTAACACCTAGACAAACAGAAATAGTTCCTTTAGCTATTAAGACACCAGCAGTAGACTATAACGAAGAAGCGCAACAAGTAATTAGACGCACACGAGGAATGTTAGTATGACATATTTAAACCTAATGAATAATGTGCTTCGTCGGTTGCGTGAAGACGAAGTTACTACAGTCACGTCTACTGCTTACAGCAAAATGGTTAGTGACTTTATTAACGACTCTAAAAAAATAGTAGAAGAAGCAACTGATTGGTCAGCGTTACGAAGCACTGTGGTTATTCCTACTACTGCTTCCGACAACACTTACTCTTTAACAGACTGCGGTGACAACGTAAAAGTTATGTCGGTGTTAAACGACACTGAAAACTGCTTTATGGACTATCAGACAAAGGACTGGTTTAACGAACAGTTGTACTTAGTAGCAGCAGCAGAAGGCGCACCACGTTACTACACCTTTAATGGTTTAGACTCTAACGGCGATACACAAGTCCTTGTAGGTCCAACTCCTAACGGCGTGTACAACCTACGGTTTGACGTAATTAAACGACAGGCAGACTTGACTAGCGACTCAGACGTGTTACTTGTGCCAGCGATGCCTGTGATTCATCTTTCGGTAGCCTTATTAGCCCGTGAGCGTGGAGAGACAGGCGGTACTTCTACTGGTGAGTACTTTGCTATTGCTGATAAGTTTTTGGCTGACGCTATTGCTATAGACGCAGCAAAGCATCCTGAAGAAATGGTATTTAGGACTATTTGATATGGCGCAAGAATTACGTAGTATCAACCTTGTAGCTCCTGCGTTCAAAGGTGTTAACACCGAAGACTCTCCCTTGGCGCAGGACCCATCCTTTGCTGAGATTGCAGACAACGCTGTAATCGACAAACGGGGCCGTATTGCTGCACGTAAAGGCCATAATGTTATTACAACCACAAAGACTGTCCTTGGGTCTGACTCTATACGAGCCATAAAAGAGTTTAAGGACAACGCAGGAAACACTGAGGTATTTTCTGTAGGCAACAATAAAATTATTAGTGGCACAACTACGTTAGTTGACGAGACACCTGCTAGTTATACAATTACTTCTGACAACTGGAAGATGGTCAACTTTAACGACAAGATTTATTTCTACCAGAGAGCCTACGAGCCTCTTGTGTACGACAACACAGGCGGCTCTGTTGTCAAGTTAAGTACCGTATCAGGTGCGTCAGCAGCAGGAGACATTCCAAAAGCTAACGAGGTTTTGTCTGCTTATGGTCGCCTGTGGTGTGCTGACATAGCTAACGAAAAGTCCATAGTGTACTGGTCTGACCTGTTGATTGGACATGACTGGACAGGTGGTACTAGCGGGTCTATAGACATATCCAAGGTCTGGCCTGACGGCTACGACGAGATTGTAGCACTGGCTGCACACAACGGTATGTTAATTATCTTTGGTAAGCACAGTATTGTAGCGTACCAAGGCGCAGAGGCCCCTGCTACTATGACACTGGCTGACACCGTGGCTGGTGTGGGTTGTGTAGACAGAGACACTGTGCAGTACACGGGTACAGACGTGTTGTTCTTGTCACACACTGGACTCAAGAGTTTCGGCAGGACAATACAGGAAAAGTCCTTGCCTATCAGCAGTTTGTCAGGAAACATCACAAAAGACATTATTGCTGCACTACAGACAGAAAACGATTTCTTCAGGTCTGTCTATAGTCCAGAAGAAGGTTTTTACCTATTAACTTTTGTAGGTCAAGACGTAACCTACTGCTTCGACGTTCGAGGAACAACAGAAAACGGGTCTTATCGTGTGACACGTTGGGTGTCTACAGGGTTTACTTCTTATACAAGACAAGAAAACGGTACGTTGCTCGTGGGTACGTCTAATGGAATTAGTGAGTACGACGGCTATCAAGACAACGGCAACCCTTATCGTTTTAAGTACTATAGCCCAAGCTTAACTTTTGGTGACAGCTCTAGAATCAAGATTTTGAAGAAGCTGAAGCCAACACTGGTTGGTGCTAACAACGCAACAGTGTTCCTTAAGTGGGCTTATGACTTTAAAAGTTCTTACGCAACAGCAGAATTTACAGTGGGTGACCAGATTACAGGGTTTTTTGGTCAAAGTGAATACACTACAGTAGAGTTTACGGGTGGTGCTTTGACAAACCAAAAGAGTTTAAACGCCACAGGATACGGCACAAGTATAGTAGTTGGACTAGAGGCTGACATTGATGGCTCTACATTATCACTACAGGAGATTAACGTAATGGCCTTGATAGGTAAATTGTTATAAGAGGATTTTATAATGTGGGATTTTTTAGAAGATCTAGGTAAGTTCCTAATAAAGCCAGAGGTTTTGCTTCCCGGCGTAGTCGGCGGGTTGTTAACGGGCGAAGCTTACGGTCGCCTTAGCGACATAGGTAAACAGGCTAGGACAGGGGCTGAAGAACTTGCTGCACAACAGATGGAGCAGACACAGTTTAGACCCTTTACTGTGACTACTGCTACTGGTGCTGGCTTAGGGACTCAGGTTACTCCTGAAGGAGCCATAGAAACTACTATGGGTTTGTCTCCTCAAGAACAAGCCATGCAGCAACAGTTGTTCGGTGGTGCTGGTGGATTCTTTGGTCAGGCAATGCAACCTACTGTAGATCGTGAACAGGCTATATTCGAGCGCATGAGAGCAGCGCAGCGTCCTGAAGAGCAACGACAGCGTCTTGCTACAGAAGAGCGTATGGCGGCTCAGG